TGAACATATTATAGTCTTCTATCTTAAGATCTCCAGGATCCTTGTTGTCAGGAAGTATTAATTTTTCTACTGAAATTCTATCTTTAAAAATAGAATCAGCTTTTTCAAAGCCAGATTTACCAGCAAGGTCAGAGTCAAAAGCTAGGGCTATGCATTTAAAATTATGTTTCTTTATTTTATCAAACTGATCCTTTGACAATGAGCAACCAAAAGAAGCTACGCAATTTTTAACACCAAACTCCCAAAGTCTCCAAGCGTCAAATGGACCTTCGACTACTATAAGAAATCCTAGTCTTTCGGCCCATCTTTTTGCTTCGTGAAAATTATAAAGCTCCCCGCTCTTGTTAAGACCTTTTGGGTAGTGTCTCCATTTTGAAAAAATTGCAGTGAAATTACCCTCAGCATTTGCCCATTCTGGATGATATCCGCCAGTTCTATCACTTTTTTCATAAACGCTTCTGCCAGTAAAACCAACCAGCTGCCCGTCCTCATTTCTTATAGGTATCATCAATCTATTGTGCTGCATTTTAACTTTGTTTTTGGGAACCCCAGACTGAAAATGAAACAAAGTCTTTTCCGAGAAACTTCTATCAGATATGCTTGAAAAGTCAGCCTCTAGATTTTCTAATATTGATTCGTCTAGTATTTTATTTGGCGGATTTGAAGTGAAGACTTTTTCTTCAGGTGTATATCCAGCGTTTATTTCTGGATTGTTGACAATCTGAAGAATCCAATCAACGCAATCATTGTAGCCGAAGTTCTTTACGGCTCTTATCAAGCCTATTATGTCGTTTCCGTATTTTTTGTGACAGCCGTGAGTGAAGCACGACCAGCACATTCTTCTTCTATCAAAAGAAAATGCGGCTGGATTATCACCGCCGTGTATTATGCATTTTTGCTGAATTCCCTTTGGTGTTATAGAATCAAAACCTAGAGCCTCTAGGATTGGAAGATCGTATGAATCTGCTAATTTTTTAAGTTCAGAACTGGAGATCTTCGTCGTCGTCATCATTTTCTAGACCTTCACCAATAACCTCAAAGTTAAACTTTCCTTCCGTGAATTGTGACTTGTCCATGTTTGAAACTACATTTATGTACTCTGAGGAAGAATCCATGCCTTTTCCGTATCTAGTTTCAACAACAATCATTTTTCTGTCGCCGTTAGCCTTGCTGTCACCAGCGGCTATATCTTCGTCGGTCTTCTTCTTTAAATAAGCTAAACTTGAGCAAAGCCAAAGAATTCTATCGCTTCCAGAAACAACACTAGTGTCTTCTTTATTTATTCCATCTCTATTTAACTGAACTGTTGCTAGAACTGGAACATCGCTTTTCACGGCAAAGTTGTGAAGCTTTGTTATAAAATCTCCTAAGTATTGGAACTCCTGAAAATCGCCCAAGTCTCCTAGATCCATTGTTTTTAGATAATCCAAAATAATTAGGCAGTCTTTAGTCGATCCATCTTTGTTTTTACCAACAATGCTAGCTAGCCATCTTCTGCAAACCGAGAATATCTCTTGCGGCTTAAGTCCTGCTACAGACGTGTGATAAAAAGGAGTTGATTTAAGGTTCTCTATAGTTTCCTTAATTATAAATGAAGATCTCTCGCTAGAGGCGAAAGCGCCGGTTTCGATCTCAGATTGTGGTATTCCAGAACAAAGAGAAACCCATTTTACAGTCTGTGTTTCTTTCTTCATCTCTGTATCTAGGTAAAGAACAGGGATGCCGTTTGAGGCAACATTCTTTGCAACGTTAAGGCAAAATGTGCTTTTACCGACCTTTGGTCTAGCACCAACTACATTAACCGTTCCTCTCCTATATCCACCGCCTATGCACTGATCATACCTAGGGAATCCTGTCGGCATGCCAGCATAGCTGACTGGATTATTTTTAATATACTCTATATGTCCAAGAGCAAAGTCACATATATTTACATAATCGTTTTCCTTCTTTATTTCTGGAATGAAACTAAATATGGCCTCTTCTACCTTGGTTACTATTTCGACTATGTCTTCGTCGCCGCTAGTCTTGCAGAGATCTGAATAAGACTCCTTTAGCTTACCACCTAGCTTTCTAACTATATGCCAATACTTGACACGCCTAAGTGCGAGATTGGCATCGGCCTCGCTAACATTCTTTGAGTAACAGGCTTCCAATTTTTCTAGGAAAGTTTCTTTGTCATGGGTCGTCCAAGAGGCGGAATTTCTAGCAAAATTTGCCACGGCCTCTATTGACGGTTCTTCTGAATGGCGAGATTCGTATGAATTTTTGATAGATTCAAAAATAAGACCGTGATCTTTATCTTTGAAAAAGGAATAGTCTATATCTGATATGCCAGAATAAAAATTCTGAGATCCGCATTTGACAGCGTATCCCAGAATTGATACCTCAGAGTCTATATCGAAAGACTTATCCTGCACGACACTTGTTGCACTTGATCTTGGCATTTGCGCCCGATTCTAGCATACCAACTGGGTATTCTTTATTGAAATCAAAATCAGAACCACACAACGCACACTTAACTACATTTGCTTTATACTCTGGTCTTTTTTCTTTTTTTCTTTTTGGGATTGATTTAGCTAGTTTTTCGTACTCTGGATTATTATCTTCTGGAAGCTCAAAGTCCTTGCTAGATATAAATTTCATATCAGAGTTGTTAGTAGCTGCAGGCCTTGGTTTTTCCTTGACAACCTCATGAGTGTCTATATACTCTAAATCTTCAGCTTCATCTGAGAGTATATGAATTGCCATTCGGATTTTTTTACGATAGTCTTCAGCCACAGAGCTTTTATTTGTAGATGCTAGAGTCTTCGGCGGCTTATCCCCAAATACATATTCATAAAAATCTCTGACAAGCTCCATATCATTCGTCATTATTGCTTTTTGTAATTGTTCTTTTCTGTCATTCATTTTAAACTCTCTTTTCTATAGCTAGAGATTTCATTGAGTTTGCTAAAAATTCAATCTTTCTGTCTATGTCTTCAAGCATCGTAACCTTGGAGGCAAATTGTATTTTTGCAGATTCTAATTCCTTGGCCACGGGATCATTTCTTTTAATTATAAGACTTTTCTCGCCCAAGCCGTATCCGTTTGTATTTGATATCTCTCTCCCAATTATACTATCTATGTTTGCCTCACACCAGTCCCTAGCTGATTTCATTTTATTTATCTCAGTCTTTATAAATAGCGCGTATTGAGCTAGTCTTATACAGTTTATAGAAAGCTCTTCGCCTCCTATGCTCTTAAGCTGTTGTCTAGATAGATTTATTATAGTATCAATTTCTTCTGGAACAGTAAAATTTAAAGAGACAGTTCCTTGCATCTGGTTTATCTTTTCTAGAATCTTATTTTTTATTGACTTGTCTTCAGAAGAAGTATTTTGCTGCATCTTTAATATTCCTGATCTCAATTAGTCTTATATTATTAAGCTCGCAGAAGAATTTCTTTGTTTCGTCTCTTTGCTTCTGATCTTCAAACTCAGCATTAGATTTATGAAAAAACGGATTCATTTCGTCGTGTTGTTCGCCCTGAACTTCAACCGCTATCTTCCTGTGCGGAATATAAAAATCTAACGAAAGCCTAGTGTCTGGTATTGTTATATCTTCAAGAACCGGGTCTAATGGATATCTACCCTTTATAATCTTGCCTATCTCATGTTGGATTTTAGATCTGCAAGTGTAGGATGATTTCATTGGCCATGAACTTTCTCGAAGATCCCAAGTTATTATCTTGGTCGGATCGTTCACAGATTTTACTTTCATTTCTTCTTTGTCTTTTTCTTTGAGTTAGAAATTATGTCTTCTAGACTTATATCGTGATTTCTGTGGTAAAAGTACCATCCCTTGACTTCTTTACTATATTTCACAAGATCTTCAACTGTTACAGAGGATTCCTCTATTTCGTGCGGGATATCATCTAGACTCATATCATTAATTTCTGCCATTATATCCCTAACAGCCCAGTCTTTCCAGACTGGAAATGTGAAAGAAACCTTTACCATTTTTAGGCTTTCAGCGGAAAGTGGACTCGCGATTATTTCATTATTATCTTTTATTTTCTTGAAATTCATATATACTCCTTATATAGCCATTGTTCTTATTTGATCATAAATTTCTTTGCTTAGCTGTTCGTTTTTTCTCAAGTGATCTATTACATTCATTTGGCCTTGAAGTTTTTCTTTGTTTCCTGGGACTGTATACCATGCTCCAGATTTTGATATTATACCAAATTCACAGGCTAGATTAAAAAGATCCATCGTTTCATCGACGCCCTTTCCGTATATTATAGGTATAGACACATCGGCGCCTGGCGAACCAAGAGCCGAAGCGACTATGTAAAAATGCGCATTTTGGCCTATCGTTTTACTGTTTGTGTCCTCTATATCTTGTTTCCAACCACCCTCAAGCCAAACAGAAGCTCCGTATTGAGGCGCATTTCCACCGACCCCGTAACTCTTTTTGCCAGGTCCAGGGTTGGGATTAGCAATCATGTGAGTGAGTGCTATGAAGGTGCTTTTTGTGACAGGTAATATTTGGCTTACTCGTCTAAACATTTTATACATTAGACTAGCAGTTCCAGCCATTTTAACGCCATCGCCTATATTTGAAGAAAGCTCAGCCTCAGGACATAGTGCGGCTATCGAATCTAGTATACAAATGCATCTAGGGTAGTCTTTGAGCGTAGTGTACAGCAGATTAAGAAAGTCTTCGGCGCTGAGTATCTTGTTTTCATTTGATCTGACTATTGCAACATTTTCTCTGTTCAAGTCTGGAAAACAGTCTAGAAGTTCTGTTCTAAGACGACCCTCAACATCAAAAAAGAAGGCCTTTTTAGTTGGATCTTCTCTGTGACATTGTTGAACGTAATGCAGAGCAAGAGTCGTCTTTCCAACCTTTGGCTTGCCGCTCATCAAAACGCTAGAACCCTCTGGTATACCGCCAGATAAGGCTATATCAAGAGATAGTGTTGTCTTGAATGTTCTTCCCTGTTCTTCCTTAAGCGACGTTATTGGTATTAAAAAGTTTTCTAGGGTTAGATCTGATTTACTCATATTATTGATTCTTTCTTTGTGTTCCTAGTAAAGGTTAGGTCCTTCGGGATATCGACAACCTTCTTTTCTTGTTCTTCGTTTGAGCTAGAAAGCTCTGATTGGTATAGGTTATATATAACAGTTTTTTGCTTGTCTAAAGGCAAAAATCTAAATGTTACAATTCCCCTGCCTTTAACGTATGATAAAACGTTTTTGCTACTGAATACCTTAAGAAGGTTTTTGACGTACGAAATTTCTAAGCCATACTCTTCGGACAATTGTTTAAGCGCAGGATTTTCCTTGCAAACAGACTTTCTCCAAAAAGGAACCAGGGGCCTTGTTATTTCAGCCCCTGATTTTGCCCGCCACTTAATTTTATTATCAATTATAATTTCTGTGATGTGGGCGGATATTGGTACTTTGAGCTTTGGTACGAAGATGCTGTCGTAATCTTTGGGATCAATATGTCCTGGCATATGTAAGCTTCTCTTTCTTCTTTTTCAACGAGATTCAAATTTGAGTCATACCAAGATATCAAAACCTTGCGTGACTCACTATCATGATAGCCTATGCCATAATGTTCTTTTGATGAATCTTCTCCGAGAATTAAAGACGCTCTTTTTGAAAAGAAGAAGCTTTTAGCTGTTCCATTTCCAACGCAAACGCTCTTATAATCTTTATTACCTTGACTAGTTCTTTTAAACAACTTAAGAAATACTGGATATTTTTCTTTGTTTACTAAATCTTGAATGCAGAACCATTCAGATTTTTCTCCAGGGGTTTTTACATCCTCAAGAGCATGAGAACCGTCGTTAAACTTAATACCCCAAAAAACTTCTAGTGATTGGTGTGGTTCTGTTCTCATTATAATCCCCTCGCTCCATCAGCTCTCTGAGATTCGCCTTTGGTTCTTATTGCAAAGGTTTGCTTTTCAGTAGACCCAGTTGATGCTAGATATGGCTTAGATTTTGACGACTTTTGCTCAACTAGATTGAAGTGTTCATCTAAAATTGCTGAAATTTTTTCACAAATAATCTCTGAATCTGAATCTCTGCAATTGTTAGATACGGCATTGAATACGTCTTTTTTTAACTTCAATATTTTTGTTTTGTTCATTATCTTTTCCAAAATGTGTTTGCCTGCATTAAAAAGTAACTATTTCTATTCTTTAGATACTTTAGATATTCCTCAAAGCATTCCTTGTTTACCTCTTGAAACAAAAACTCATTTTCAGTTCTGAGAACGCTTTTCTGATCTATATCATCTATTATAGGATTGAATAGTCTTCTTTGTCTTTTTGATTGCTTTACAAAGTGTTTTGTTGTAGATCCAGTTAGAGTCTTTTTTGCTGCAGCGCTTTCTTCCGATTCACAACCAACGCCTTGTTCATTGTAGTATTCAACGGAAGGACTGTCATTGTTAATTATTTGTTTTTGTTCGCTTATGAATTTCATATTTTTTTAACAACAAGTCTATTTATTTGCTTGTCATCCTTGCTTATTACAACCGATTTTATTATAGCAGTTTTTTGTGTTGGAGTTTCTATTGGGCTACAAGAAAGTTTTCCTTTAACAAGATGCGTGCCAGAAGTTGGAAGCTTTTCATTTTGCCAACGAGCCTCGATATAGTTATCCATATCAGAAGATCTTATTATTATTTCAGCCATCTTAAGACCTGTGTTGTCACATATTAAGGTTCCAATAGTTGCTTCAAATCCTTCTTTTTTTATTTGTTCAACTTTAAAGCTCAAATTTTTTTCTCTCCTGTCATTATGTAATGAGTCTTTTGCGCCTGAGTCATTTTGGCTAGATCGCGCATGTGCGCCTTCCTCTTTCTAAGAGCCTTCTTTTTAGAATCAAATTCTAGCGCAGACTTCGGAAGTTTGCCTTCTTTCACAAGATTTTCCGTATTTTTATTAGCTAAATCACCAATTGTTTTAGGTTGGCTAGCATCTATTACAGTATTTATTCCAGAGTAGTCTCTTATGTATTTTCCACCGCATTTTTTGGGACACGAGGTTGGCTTTTCGTCTGTCATTTTTAAAAAAAGCTCTTCTGAGAAACCGCAACTATCACAGTAAAATGGGTATATTGGCATTATTTGACTCTTATATATTTTTTATATCTAGGAATAGTCTTAAAATCTTCTGAAGAGGAAGACATGTAGAAATCGCCCTCTCTAGTTAGTTTTCCTATTTTTACTTGCTCTTCGCATAAAACTACAGAGTAGAGTTCCTCTATTATATACTCGTCTGTTT